GAACGTATGGATCGAAGTGCAACTGCACGGATCAGACGCAGACTTACAAAAAATATCCGTGAGACTCGAATAATGAATAAGTGGGCAAAACGACGAAGGTTGCGAAAAAAATTACAATAAATTAAAAAAAGGGGTTGACAAACCCCTTTTCTTTTGGTATTATATACAAGTAATCAATGAGGAGAATATATTATGGCACATATGGTTGAAACAATGGCGTATGCAGGTGAAGTTCCTTGGCATGGTCTGGGTGTTCCAGTATCGAATGATCTGACACCTGAACAGATGATGGTGAAAGCTGGTGTGGATTGGGAAGTCCACGAAGTTGAGTCATACATCGATTTCAACGGTCAACAAATGAAGACTGGTCAAAAGTCTTTGGTACGTGGTACTGATGGTCGTATCCTAACAAACGTAGGTGAGAACTGGAACCCTTGTCAGAACTCAGAAGCGTTTGACTTTTTCCACGAGTATGTAATGGCAGGTGACATGGAAATGCACACTGCAGGTTCACTACGTGATGGACAGATTGTCTGGGCACTTGCAAAAGTGAAAGACTCATTCGAGATCTTTGGAGAAGACAAGGTTGATTCTTACCTGTTGTTCTCAAACCCACACCAATACGGTAAGTCAATCAACGTAATGTTCACACCTATTCGTGTCGTGTGTAACAATACTTTGACTTTCGCACTTGATGACAAAGATGCGAAACAAGTCAAGGTTGGACACCGTACAGTATTTGATCCATCTACTGTGAAACAACAACTAGGTATCGCCACTGAGAAAATGGCGAAGTACAAAGAGATCGCTGAGTTCCTTGGTTCCAAGCGTTTCACAACTGACTCTTATGTCGAATACCTAAACGAAGTCTTCCCACGTTCATCAGACAAACGTGTACGTGAGGGAATGACACAAGTGGAGACCCTGTCACGCAATGCAAAACTTGCACTTGATGCATTGCACACACAACCAGGCGCAAACTTTGCCGAAGGTTCATGGTGGCAGGCATTCAACTCTATCACCTACATCACAGACCACGTTCAAGGTCGTAACCAAGAGAACCGTCTAGCAAATTCATGGTTTGGTTACAACCAAGGTCGTAAACGTGATGCACTACAAACTGCAATCAAATATGCGGAGGCTGCATAATGTCATATGGAATCGCAAGTGCGGGTGTAACCCGCTCTGTGCAACGAGACGCCAAGGCGATTGCCTTGGGTCTCCCACGTATTGAATCAGAGATTAAACATCTCGAAGGTTTGAAACGTCGAACTGTACGTTCAGTGAAACAACGTCTTGAACGACTATATACTGCACGTAATCATCTGGTAAACAGTCCAGAAGACGCAATGAGTTTAGTGGAACAATTGAAGGCAATTCAGAATGGCTAAGAAACATGATATCGATCAACTCGCAGATTGGGCACGTGACTGGGGTTTAGAAGGATACGAGGAATACGATCCTAAATGGCGTGATAAGATGCGCACCCAAGCACTCAAACGTGCCCGACAACGAGAAGAACGTGAAAATCGATACACAAAAGAACGCACTTAGGTGCGTTTTTTTATTTACAAAACATTATAAATAGTGTAAAGTAAAAGAAAAAGAGAAGTATCATGCGTCAATTTAAAAGTTTTTTATCTGAAGGTAAACTGAAAGCAGAAGACTATGAAGCGGCAATCGTAGTTGGGTTTCACAAGATTACTGGTCAGAAATTAGATGTTGAAAAGTCTGGTATCGGTGCAAAAACCATGGCAGTTCTTGAGAAGAATCCTGCTGCACTTGAGGCAGGTGAACGGATTGCGATTGCAGTAAAGAAACATTTCAAACTTGGTAATGCAAAAGCAGAACAATACGGCCGTGCAAAATCATCTCTGACTCCATTTTGGAAATCTTATGGAGCATCTGATACTACACCAAAGACAGACATTCTTATTGGAGATAAAAGGTTATCTCTTAAAATAGGCGCTGCACAACTGATGTCTGCAGGTAAAGAAGAGAGTCTCGCTACTTTTTATGCTGCAGTAGATGGTGTGGACGAATCTCTAAAAAAAGATAAAAATTATAAATTAACAGAGGAAGCACTAGGTAATTTTATAAAAACACATAAAGCACCCAGTCAAATCAGACCACTTATCAAATCAGGAGAAAACCCTGTAGTGAACAAAGCAGAAGCAGCTCACAAAACTGCAATGAGTATATTAGGAAAGTTATTCGAAAACAATAGAGATTTTAAAATTGCCTTCGTTAGAGAAGCAATGTCAGGATTTTACAAGTATGGAAAGAATTCTAATTCTGCAGCAGAATATATGTTAGTTGCTAGTCATGATGGTACAAAGGTAAGTATACATTCTGTATATGATGATAACTACTGTGCAAAAATTGCAGACGCAGCAAAACTTCAAATTAGATTTAAAACTTCGCAAGGTCAAAAGAAAAGTTTGATTACTGCAAAAAATCCTAAAGGTAAAACAGGAATATATTCATTTTGGTCTGTAACTTCTCTTATTGTAAATGCAATGCAAGAATCTGCAGAATATGAAAAACAAGGATTAAATGAAATTAAAATACTTAAAAAGGCCGCTACCGCTGCAGCAAATCTCGCACTTAGAATTTTTGATAGAGTTAGAAAAAAAGTAAAAACATTTTTAAAATTTGTTATTGGTAGTCAAGAACCAACTATAAAAACTAGTGGAAAGGTCAAGTTCTAATGAACTTTTCAGACTTCATCATAGAACAAAAGAACACTCACATGACTCATATTGAGGACAAGGTTCTCTATGGTGGTGTGAAGGGTACACGAGAAGCAATCCTTGCACTCAGAGAGTTGCGAGACATGTTGGGGGGTCAAAAAGATGGTAATGTATCTGTTAAGTGGGACGGGGCCCCTGCTATCTTTGCTGGTATCGATCCTAGTGATGGAGTATTCTTTGTTGCGAAAAAGGGGATCTTCAATAAAAACCCCAAGATTTATAAGACCCCTGCTGATGTTGATGCTGATACTAGTGGCGATCTTAACACTAAACTTAAGCAGGCTCTACGTTACCTGCCCGAACTTGGAATACAGGGAGTTATCCAAGGTGATTTCTTGTTTAGTGCCGCAGACGTAAAGACTGAAACTATCAAGGGAGAGAAGTATGTTACTTTTCATCCAAACACTATCGTATATGCGGTGCCTGCAAATTCAGAAGCAGCACGAGATGTTAAGTCTGCAAAGATTGGAATTGTGTGGCACACAACCTATAAAGGTAACACCTTTGAATCTATGCGAGCTTCTTACGGTGTAAATGTAAATAAATTCAAAAAGAGTAAGAATGTGTGGTCTCAAGACGCAATGCTGCGTGATCTTACAAACGTAACAATGTCAAAAAAAGATACGGAGGAAGTAAATGGATATCTGTCTCAAGCAGGAGTTCTGTTTAATCAAATATCTGGGACAACTCTTCGGCAACTTGAATCGAATGATAAGTTGGCCCAACTCATTGAAACATTCAATAACACGTATGTCCGAAGACAAGAAGTCATTCGGGACACGACACGACATACAAATAACCTTATCAAATGGATCAAAGAAAAATTTGACCGTGAACGAATGGCACGTAAATCGGCACGGGGACAAGCAGCCGTCCAACAAAGACTAGATGACATTCTGGTATTCTTTAGTCCTGCAAATAAAAAATCTTTAATTAAAATGTTTGATCTCCAAAAGGTTATAGTACTGGCGAAGATGAAACTTATAAATACTCTTAATAAACTCTCTAAAGTTGATACGTTCCTAAAAACAAGAAAAGGTTATCGTGTCACAGGAGAAGAGGGTTATGTCGCTATAGACAAACTTGGTGGTGATGCAGTGAAAATTGTTGACCGTATGGAGTTCTCCTACGCCAACTTTTCACCCGATATATTAAAAGGATGGGATAAACCAAAGAGGTAAAAAATGGCAAAACCATTGTCCTTCAAGGATATGATGTCAGTACAACATCGTCCAGGCGAAGACGAACTGACAAACTACAGAGCAAACAAGAGACGCAGAGGTCAGGGCGCTGGCGCTGACTCTGAGTATTCGTCTACTAATCCTCCACGTAAAGAAGAGATCGAAAACGAGGCGTTGAACACAACTCAACGTATGGCTCGTCGTCGTCTTATGAAGAGAATCAAATCACGTATCAAACTTGGGAGAGATAAGGCCGCACGTAGAATGGCATCTAAGGATACGTTGGAGAAACGTGCACAACGTCAAGCACGTAAAGCACTCTTCAAGAAACTTGTGAAGGGTAAAGATAAGAATGATCTACCATTTGCTCGTAGACAAGAAATTGAAAAGAAACTAGATAAACCTGCAATGAAGAAACGTATTAGTATGCTTGCGAAACGCATGGTAAAAGATGTTCGTAAGAAAGAAGTTGAAAGGAAGAAAGGTTGATCGGTTCTTTTAAGAATTTCCTTGTAGAAGAAGAAAAGACCGTGTTCTTTACGTGGGGACGTATGAACCCACCTACGATTGGGCATGAAAAACTTCTGAATGTTCTCGCACAAAAAGCGGGGAACAATCCGTATTTTGTTTACCTGTCACAATCTACAGATCCAAAGAAAAATCCTCTAGGTTATAAAGAAAAAGTAAAGATCGCTCGTAAGATGTTTCCACGTCACGCACGTAGAATCATGTTGGATAATAAAGTAAAGGTTCTATTTGACCTACTTACTAAACTGTATGACATGGGTTACAAGAATGTAACTATGGTTGTCGGTGCAGATCGTATTCAAGAGTTTGATATTCTCATGAAAAAATATAACGGTAAGAAGGGTAGACATGGGTTCTATAACTTCAACCGTATCAATGTAGTCTCTGCAGGAGAAAGAGATCCTGATGCAGAGGGTGTCGAAGGTATGTCTGCATCAAAAATGAGAGCGGCGGCAAGTGATGGGGACTTCTCGTCGTTCTCGCAAGGCCTACCGAAGAACTTCTCAAATGCAGATGCAAAGTCCCTGTTCAACACAATCCGTAAAGGGATGGGACTCAAAGAACAAAAAGAATATAAAAATCATATACAATTGAATCCTGTATCAGAAACACGTGAACAATACGTGTCTGGTGATTTGTACAGTGTAGGTGATAAAGTGATTGTCAAAGAGTCTGGTGATGTAGGTTCAGTGACACACTTAGGTGCAAACTATGTCATTGTAGAACACGGTACAAATCAAAAGAGATATTGGTTGGATGCCGTGGAGATGTTAGAGAAAACTAAAGTCCCACAAGATCCAGACGTAAAAGATAAAAAGGGTACACAACCCAAAAAATATTTCAAAGGTCTTTCCAAGTCAACTAAAGACAAGAGAGATGCACATTTCGCAAAAGGTAAAAAGAAAGCAGACAATGATCCGTCTGCATATAAACCTGCGCCTGGCGATAAAGAGGCGAAGACTAAACCATCTAAGTATACTACGCAGTTCAAAAAAATGTTTGGTGAACAAGATCAAGAAAGGCTTGCACGTAAACGTATCGAAAGAGAAAAAGAGGCAGATAGAATCCGTCATGACCGTATGATGGATCGTGCACGTATGCGTGATACCAAAAAGAAAAATAAGGAAACAAAATGATTTCGTTCAACCAATACATCAAAGAAGATGCGGGGAAATCACTTGCAGACAAATCAAAGAAGTCTGGAATTTCAGTGGGGACTCTGCGTAAAGTTTATAACCGTGGAGTCGCTGCATGGAAGACTGGTCATAGACCAGGCACCACCCCTGAACAGTGGGGACATGCACGAGTCAATGCGTTCATCGTCAAGAAGAAAAAGGGCAATCTAAATCACGATAAGGATCTCGCATAATGGGAAAAGCACCTAAGATTGATGACAAGAAGTTTGCTGCCCATATGGACAGAAACAAAAAGTCAAAACCACAAAGTTCTACTAAGAAATCTCTTGCAGATATCAGAAGTCGTGCAGAGGGTAAAACTTTATCTAAAAAACAAATTACACGTGCACTTGGTAGTAAAAAGGCTCAAGCAAAACCTAAAGACCAAGTATCATTGAAGAAAGCACCTTGGGAGAAACAAAACGAATCATTCGACTTCCGTGTGAATATCGATGGGTTTCCCGAGATCTTTATGTCTGGTAATTCGCCAGGCGAAGTGAAGTCACATCTACGTGGTATCGTGAAACAACCTTCGATGGTCAAGTCTGTTGACAGAGTTACTGCACACGATAAGAAGAAACACTTCCGTAAAAAGTCTATGAGTGAAGGTACAATGGGTGACGCACCAGAATGGGGTACACCAGAAGCAACCAAACGTGCTGCAGAGATTACGCCTGGTCAATCTATTGACGAGAACAAAGCCCTTATGAAAGACTATCAGGGTTTAAAGGCTAAAGGTAAGTCGGATTCTCATGCACTTGACTATTTAATGTCTATGCCAAAATACAAGCGTATGTCTAAAGATGATATGAGAAAGATTATCGGCGACGCAAAACGCAAGGGCATCTTCAAAGAAGAAGTTTCTTTAGACGAGAGTTCACCTGCATCGATGATTCGCACCTTATCAAAAGAATACGACAGTGCACTACGCAATCGTAAGGACTATGCTAGAGAAAGAATGACAGTCTTGAAGAAGATGAAATCATTCTTAGACAAACAAGGCATGGACAGAAAGAAACAAATGACTGCGATGAAGACACTTGACGCTTCGTTGATTCGTATTGCAAACAAATATGACAAGGGTGCAAATGAAGGGTTTATGGATGGTGTAAAGTCATTCTTCTCAAATGTCGGTAAAAAAGTTATGGGTGACAAACCCACTGCAAATCAAACACGTGTAAATACAAATCGCAATAGTACTTCTGGTTCTCAAAATTCAAAAGGCAGTATTGCACAGAGAATCAACTTTGGAGGTAAATACAAGTGACGGAGAAATTCAAATCATTCCTAGAAGAATCGATTGATGATATCTGTGAATCATGTGATATCTACGAAGATCTAGAATTAGAAGAGGCAGTACATAACGGTAAGAAAGTCACACTGAACAACCCTACTCGTGGTGGCAGTAAGAAGTTCTACGTTTATGTGCGCAATGAAAAAGGTAACATTGTAAAAGTATCATTCGGCGATCCTAACATGGAAATCAAACGTGATGATCCAGAACGCCGCAAATCATTTCGGGCAAGACACAACTGTGCAGACCCTGGCCCGAAATGGAAAGCAAGATACTGGTCATGCTGGCAGTGGCGTGCAGGTGCGAAGGTGGATAACTAATGGCAGAGGTTGAAGATAGAATTGTTCGTATCGAACAAAAGATTGATAAACTTGCAGAGTTACTAATCAATGTGGCCCGAATCGAAGAGAAGGTGACACACTTGAAAGGCGATCATGACGAACAACATGAACGGATGAACCGTTTTTCGGCTCGTTTGGATAAAATAGAAAAGATGGTTGAAGAAAATAATGCAACCGTTAGGATTATAAATAAATTAGTTATGGCGGCAATGATTGCTGCCGTTGGGACATTTGTGGCCCAGATGTGGATGTAATGGAGAAAACAATGTTTAAAAACATCTTTATGGAGCGGGCCACTCCCCAAAAGGTCGAAGAAAAAAATATGAGTGAAATGTGTTGCAAGAACTGTGGTGACATGTTTGGTAAACCTAAAAGTGAAAGTTGCAAGTATGATGCATACAACGCTGAAGGTAAGAACTGGGTCAAGAAAGAATCCTATAAGGAAGCAATGGACCCTGTAGATTCTAAAGAACTCAAGGGTAAACATAAAGACCGTAAGGACAAAGATATTGATAACGATGGTGACGTTGATGATACTGACAAGTATCTACACAAACGCCGTAAGGCAATTTCAAAATCTAAAAAGAAAGATGGTGAAGGAGACGTACAAATGAATCCTAAACTAGATAAAGGTGGTAAAGAAGAACAGAAAGAATCAACGATTCGTGATCGTTTGATGTCTATCTGGGAGACTGCAGCACAGACAAAAGGTGCAACTAAACCTGAGACTATGGATGACAAGATCAAAGGTAAAGGTGCAAAAGACATGATGAACCAACCAGTGGAAAAAGATGACACTGAGGAAAAAGGTCACAAGGATGCGTCTGATGCAGGCCGTGTAACCAAACCTGCACCACAACGTAATGGTGGAGACCAAGTACGTTCTGGTGATCAGAAAATTGTCAACCAAGTTGTTGACGCACTGAAAGGTATGAAAAAATGATAACTCCTCCTTCGTATGCAAAAGATGCGGTTCCAACTCGTAGTGGTTGGAAGCATCCGAAGACAGGTGAACTATTGAAAGCGCAAAACATGACGCAAGAACAGATCGATGAATATAATGGTGTGCAATCTCTAAACGAATCTCCTACCACAAAAGAGGAGTTCGTTGCAGAACACATTGAAGAGGTAGAGTCAGATCTACCCGCACCTAAGAAAAAGAAATCTATATTCAAGAAGATGTCACAAGTTTTGAAATCATAATATATAAACTTGTTATGCACAACTTGAATGAAAAAAACTTGTTGCTATATGCAGCAAAACATTATTATAATCCACGGTACTCTGACGTAGATGAGTTCTATGAGGATTTGAAGAGGTTCAAATATATCAAACGTTTGGTGAATCGTTATCTGGATGATAAGGCACTCTCTGAACGTTTGATCTTGAATCATCTTATTGTGATATTCAATGCCTTCGGTATTGAACCTTCTTTGAATATGTTACAGGTAAAACTAGAGGACAGACACTGGCCAGTCATAAAACCATTTTTAGTATTTCTAAAATACATTACAAATGAAGAACTGATTGGAGTTGCGATGGATGAAAAAGTTGTAGAGGCACTAAGGAAAATATAATGGGTATTCTAAAATCTGCGGCAGATACCGTCTATGTGTTTCGATTCATTCGAATGATAGTGTTAGACTGGAAAGACTGGGACGCATTCAAACAAGGTATTATAGACGAGAACGGTAAGAGAGATAAGAGTGTGAGAATTGACAGTTCAGAAAAAAGTTCTGCATGGACACCCTTCATCCGTTTGTGCGCTAACATCAAAAGGTTGATATCTAAGATCCCAGGCGGGTCAACAAAACTTGGATCGTTTGCGTCTGCACTATATCTTATAAAAGAAAAATATAATCTAAATGATAAACAAATCGGAACTATCTGTGAGAAGTTTGATATCGATATCTTAGACTTCCTAAACGAGAACAGTGAATGGTTTGTATTAGAAGATAAACAGTTATCGCCTGGCGTATATAGAGTAAAGAACCCAAAGGTACTCAACAGTACTATTGAAGAGATGTGCCACGCAAAAGATCAAATTCGTATTTCAGAGGATGCGTATCCTATTGGTGATGTATTTGGTGTTGACATTTACGAAGCAACACATATGAAAACAAATCAGAAAATCTACATTACTATAAATGAGATATACAAATGACAAAACTTAGAACTCTAAAACTAATCAATAAAATCAAAAAGTCTGGTGTCGTCAAGAAAGGATCTATGTCCAAGGACGGTGCAAAGGAAGATTGTTGGTCTGGTTACAAACAAGTTGGTATGAAGAAGAAGGGATCTAAGATGGTCCCTAATTGCGTACCAGAGGGGTTTGCGAAGTCTCGTGCACAACAGGCTGCAATTGCCATTAGTAAGAAAGAACGTGGAGATAAGGTTGACGAACTCTCTATGAGTCTGAAAGATCTAAGTAAGTCAGGTATCAATAAAAAAGGTTTGCCTGATAAAGACAAACTCAAGAAAGATCTTGAGAAGTTGAAAAAGGGATTGAAGAAAGAGGATTGGGTTTGTGGTAAGTGTAATGCAGAACCCTGCACGTGTGAGGGTATCAGTGAAGATGCGCCCACAGTAAACACTGGTGCAATTCCTAACCCTGCAAATACCGCACAAGGTAAATTCAAAACAAGTAGAGTCTATGATAGACGCAAGAAAAAGGGCAAACCAAAACTCTTGAAAAGATTTGCAGACTATTATAAGGAGAAGGGTATAGAATGAGCAGTCGTACTAGAGATATTGCATCCATTCTAGGTAAGTCTGAGGCCGCAAACCCAGATAACATCAAGTTACTCAAAGTTGGTGATGCTGCAGGTAGCGGCGGTGGAGGCGGCGGTGGAGGCGATCCACAATTGCCTGGCGGTAGTGGTACTACAACTGGAACTGCGGCAACTCGCATTGATCCAGGCGATGTAGTTATTCTGAACAGTTTGAATAAATTAGAACGTGCGGGACACCAATTTCAAAACCCTCATCAGGTTTTGAATGATATCGGTGATCATTACATTATTGATTCTAGTTCTGGATCAGCAGGGCCAAGCTATGGCAGAGGACCATTAATTTTATATCTTGACAATAATAAGTTTGTTGTGATAACTGAAAACAGCGGTGGACAGTACAATGAGGGGTTCGGTACCCTTAATATCAGAGCTGGTCAACTAGATACTGATGGTTATCATATAAAAAAATGGGGACCTCGAACGGCTATTTTGGCGGCCTATTATAATTCTGGTACTAGTTACGGCGGCGCAGGGTATGGCGCATTTGACGCATGGGTTGGTACTGACAATAAAGTTCACATTCCAACGCAAAGAATTCAATATTCTAGTTATAAGCGTGTCAGAGGTTATCTTTATACATACTACATTAATGACATTGATGATGATGATGATTTAACTATGCTGGCTGGAACTACCATAGGTATCCAAACATCCACATCATCATCGGATAATCAGGTCTTTAATAAACCAATGGTATTTGCAAGACCAGATCGCCAGGCGGCAGGTCTTTTATATTATAAACAAGAAGGAAGCTCAAGTGGTTGGCGAAGGATAGGATATGTGACTAATGGTAATAGTGTAAATGTAGGATCAACATCAGATGCCTCTGTTTCTGGGACCTTTGACGGTTACAATTATTATCATAGACCAACATGTATAAACCCCAATGCCCCTGCAACACAAAATAATTATTTTTCAGTTTTACATAAGTATACCTCTCAGACAAATTTTGCAGGTGCGTCGGTAAGTGAAACTGGGTCATTTAACTTGACTATTCAACTGGATGCAGGGTTTTCTGCATCAGATGATGGTAATATTGCGCTTGGAACAACTCTTTATGATTCAGCAGCAAGTATCAGTGGCAAAAGAATGGGAGTTCTTGTATACAGAGATGCGAGCAATGTTCTGAAAGTAAGATCGTTTCAACATCAATCTTATGGATCAGACCCGACTGTGGGGGCAGCAAGTATAATTGGAGACAAGGTTTCTGGTTGGCCAACAGTAGGTCAAGATAAAAGAAATGGAAAAATCTGGTGTTTATGGAATGACAATCTTGCAGATCAAATAAAACTCAGAGGATTCTTTACGGATAGTAATCGCAACATCACAATGGACGATAGCACTCATATTCTGAGAGATTCTGACAGAGATCCGCCGCCGATTCATCATTTCACACAATTACCTGATCATACAGGTATATTAACATATGTAGATTTCCATACAGCCTTTAGAACTACTACCGATAGATATGCGGGTGGTATAGACAATACCGCAAATACCATATCACAACAATCTAGAATGAGAATGCGTTTTATAAAACCAGAATTGAGAGATACTACAAATGTCACTCTAGCTGGATATCTTGGAATCGCACAGGATAGTGGTGATAGTGGTGATACTGTTACAGTAAAACTAAATGGTGAAATCGATACCAACCAGTTTGGACTTACACCAAACGTAACGTACTATATAAATGAGTTAGATGGTTCATTAGAGTCTACTACTACAAACGGTAGTGTACGTGCAGGTATTGCAACTGCAAATGGATCAATCAAAATTACGACAACAGATAGTGGATGATGAAATGGCAGTTGGTGCAAAAAATACTATTATTGAAAAATTCTTTTCAGACGATTCTGCGACTGCAAGATCTATGTATGACACATTATCATTAGATTCTTGCGATTTCGGTTTTGATTATTTTATGCTTGCATATGCAATGGAAGCTAGTGCAGATAGTGCAACGAGTGCATTGAATACAACTTTAGCAAATAAAGATTCTGGTTATGCGACTATGTTTGACTATCTTGAAGAGTATGACGATCTACACTTAATAAAACATTACTACGACACTTTAGTGAATTTAGATACTGAAAATACAGAATGGACAGATAAAGTCATGACTATGCGTAAGAATGCGTATAGTTTGTGTCATGGACCAGATCCAAATCTCGCATAAAAAATAAAAAATATCTATATGTGGTATTGTCAAATGTCAGAAAATGATATATAATATCACCTATAAAGTAAACATCATTATATAAGAGGATTAAGCGTATGCAAAACCGTTTTGCAGACACACGATCTTTTTTGTCTCAAACAAAATTCTATGATAGTTACTCTCGATTCAAAGACGAGTCTAACACATACGAAACTTGGGATGAAGCAGTGGATCGTGTTCTATCAATGCACGAAAAGAACTATTCAGAACATTCAGATAAATTATCAACATACTTTGAAGAGGCGAGGACCGCCTACAAAGAACAAAGGGTCCTAGGCGCACAACGTGCATTACAATTCGGTGGCGAACAATTGATGAAACATCAGATGAGACTGTACAACTGTACATCCTCTTACGCTGATCGTCCAACATTCTTTGGTGAGTATTTTTATATTCTATTGTGTGGTGCGGGTGCAGGGTTCTCTGTACAGGAACACCATGTCGCAAAACTACCAAAGGTTCAACCACGCACCAAACAAGCAAAAGGTTACATCGTAGAAGATTCAATCGAAGGTTGGGCATCTGCACTTGACGTTTTGATGTCATCTTATTTTGTTGGTGGTGGTAAGTTCCCAGATTATGAAGGTCGTCGTGTATTCTTCGATCTATCACAGATTCGTCCAAAGGGTTCTAAAATCTCTGGTGGGTTCAAAGCGCCAGGTCCAGAGGGTCTACGTAAGTCACTGGACAAGATTGAACACTTGTTGCAAGGTCTTGTGATGGACACCAAAGAACCAATTGCACTACGTCCTATCTCAGTATATGATATTGCAATGCACGCTGCAGATGCCGTGTTGTCTGGTGGTGTTCGTCGTTCTGCAACCATCTGTCTTTTCTCACCAGAAGATGAAGAGATGATGAAAGCAAAAACTGGTAACTGGTTTATGGACAACCCACAACGTGGACGTTCAAATAACTCTGCAGTGATTGTGCGTGGAGAAGCAACCAAAGAGATGTTCTCAAAGATTATGGACTCAGTCAAATCATTTGGTGAACCAGGCTTCTACTTCACAACATCAAAGGAACACACAACCAACCCATGTGTGGAAATCGGAATGTTCCCTCAGATGGACGGAGAGTCTGGTTGGCAAGGTTGTAACCTAACCGAGATCAATGGTGGTCTTTGCGAAACTGAGGAAGACTTCTATAAGGCATGTCGTGCAGCGGCAATCCTTGGTACTCTACAGGCAGGGTACACAGATTTCAAATTCCTATCTGAAACTTCTAAGAAGATCTTTGATCGTGAAGCGTTGTTGGGTGTATCCATTACAGGCTGGATGAACAACCCCGATATTCTATTCAACGAGGAGATCCTTGAAAAAGGTGCAGCGATTGTAAAAGAAGTAAACAAAACAGTCGCAGGTATCATTGGTATCAATCCAGCTGCACGTACAACATGTGTGAAACCAAGTGGTAATGCATCAGTACTGTTGCAAACTGCATCTGGTATCCACGCAGAACATTCACCAATGTACATCCGTAACGTACAGATGAACAAAGAGTCTGAGATCACACAGGCAATCCAACGGACTAACCCTTGGATGGTCGAAGAGTCAGTTTGGTCGAATAATGGTACAGATGTGGTTGTATCTTTCCCAATCGTTCCACATCAAGGTAGTTTGTTCAAAGACGAATTGTTAGGTGTGAAACACTTGGAACTCGTAAAGAAGGCACAAAAGAGTTGGGTTGTCGCAGGTACTAACTCTGAACTGTGTGCAGACCAAGGACTACACCACAACGTGTCTAACACAATCATTGTAGATGATTGGGATGAAGTAGAACAGTATGTGTTTGACAATCGTCACTCATTCTCTGGTATCTCATTCCTTGCACCTACTGGTGACAAAGACTACAACCAAGCACCAAACACTCAGGTGATTAGTGCAGATGAGATGGTCAACAAATATGACCAAGGTGCAATCTTTGCGTCTGGTATGGTCGTTGATGCATTGAAAGTCTTTGACAACTTGTGGACTGCATGTTCAACTGCAATGGGTATGGGAGAAGATCTCTCAGTCGAGTCGGCAGAAAACTCAGCGAAGAAAGATTGGGTACGTCGATTCAATGCATTTGCGGAGAACTATCTTGAAGGTGATACAAAGAAGACTGAGTATTGTCTGAAAGACTCATATCTACTACACAAGTGGAATAAGATTCAGAAAAACCTGAAACCTGTCGATTGGACAAATGACCTAACAGAAAAGGTATATACAGATGTCGATACGCTCGCAGCGGCGGCGTGTGCGGGCGGAGCGTGTGAAATCGATTTCTAACGTCCAATCACCATGCATTAAAATCTGTGCAATAGAGGACGATCACTGCGTTGGTTGTGGTCGTTCTTCAGAAGAAATAAGAGAATGGTTTTATTGTGATGATGATAGGAAAATGGAGATATTAGAGAGCAGTGGAAGAAGAATATCGAATCGAATGTGAAGAATGTGATGCACTAACCATCGTTCTTGTTGATGATGGTAAGACACCCAAGTATTGTCCCATGTGTGGAGAACCTGCTGAAGTAGAAGACATCACAGACAATGATATATAATACCATGTGGTATTACGAAAATAAAGAGTACGACGAAACCCCTGAAGAATTTCAGGGGTTTGTCTATTTGATAACAGATATAAATAATGGGAAGAAATACGTAGGAAAAAAGAACTTTTGGAAACCTAAAATTCTCCCCATAACAAAGACCAGAAAGAGGCGGAAACGAACACGTGTCGAGTCCGACTGGAGACTATACTTTGGTTCTTCAGAAGAAGTGAAGTTGTTGGTGGAGACAAAGGGACAAGAGAACTTCAAAAGAGAAATACTCAGACTATGCAAAACCAAAGGTGAGATGACATACTTTGAAATGAAAGAACAATTCGATAGAGATGTTCTGTTACGTGATGATTATTACAATGAGTTTATTGGTGGTAAGATTCATAGCAAACATTTGAAAGGAGTTACAGATGTATGAGTATAAAGCAAAGTTGGTAAAGGTCGTCGATGGTGACACTGTTGATGTAGACATCGATCTTGGATTCGGTGTTTGGTTGAAAAATGAACGTGTACGTATCATGGGAATTGACACACCAGAATCCAGAACAAGAGACAAAGTCGAAAAAGTATTTGGATTGGCCGCAAAAGAACGTCTGAAACAACTGATTGAGAAGGACACAATCCTAAAAACATTTGCTGCAAAAGATGGTGAAGACATGAAGGGTAAGTTTGGTCGTATCCTTGGAGACTTCATCTGTGGAGACAAGATGGTCACTGAGATCATGATTGCGGAAGGACATGCGGTAAAGTATTGGGGACAGAACAAAGCAGACATCGAACAACAACACATGGCGAATCGTAATAAGTTGTTGCACGAAGGTGTCGTAAGTGCGAAGGAAGTCCAAGAAGCGGCGGGTTGACAAACGATCTCACCTGTGTTATAATTTTGTAAATAATTTGAAAGGTGAAATATGATTATTGTAGATTATGGTGGACTGTCGGTT